CTATCCTTCAATCTTATTTGGCGGAGATAACACTATAGCGATAGGGTCAAGTGCGTGTTATGCTTATACCAATGGAGTGCTTACTACTCTGGGCGGCGGCGGCACCTCTGGCTTTCCTTCAAATACGGTCCCTGGATACGTTTACCTCGACGGTTTCTGCTATGTAATGGATTACAGTGGAGCTATCTGGGAAACTGTTACTCAGAATGTTATAAGTGGAGTAGGCTCTTGGAGTACTCTGGATTTTATAACCGCTGGTTCCGATGCTGATATTGGAGTTCAACTGGCTCGCCAGCTAATCTATATCGTAGCTATAAAAACCTGGACCACGCAGTTCTACTATGATGCTGGAAACACTGTAGGTTCATCGCTATCGCCCGTACCTGGAGCGCTTTACAACTTCGGTTGTATAAATTCAGATACCTTTGCTGATCTCGATGGAGTTTTATTTTGGGCTACACAGAGCAAGGAAGGAACTTATCGAGTTGTGATGATGGATAAACTGAGAGCTACTTTTATTTCTACACCAGCAGTAGAGAAACAGTTAGATTTGGGTCCAGGCGCGACGTGGTATTCGACAGCTTACCAGCACGCAGGTCACCGTTGGTATATCTTGACTAACTTGACCAGCAACACTACTATGGTTTATGATATTGGTGAAAAGCTTTGGATGCTTTGGACGGACTATCTAAATAACTACTATCCAGTAATAGGTCGCTGTGCCGCACCAGATGGAAGCGAATGGCATCAAATGGGAGCGACTGGAAATGTTTATCAGTTAGAGGCAGATTACATCTGTCCTAATGATTATGGAAATATAGTGCAGGTTGATATCTATACTCCTAATGCTGATTTAGGAGTGGATAGATCTAAATGCCTTTCGCAGATGCGCTTCAACGCAGATCAAGTAAAGGGTAGTCAACTAATGATTAGATCGAGTGATGATGACTATATGACTTGGAACAGTTTTAGAACGGTGAACTTTGGTATCGAGCGGCCAATTCTAAGCGATGAAGGTTCATTCTATAGACGGGCTTATAACTTTAGACACTATGCCAGTACACCTATGCGGATACGCTCGGTTGATTTGCAAGTGGATATTGGAACGTTATGAGTGGATACTTGCATGTTCCTTCGCAGGTTCAGTTCCTAGACGATGTAGGGAATGTAAGTGTGCCTTGGCTGCAGTTCTTTGTTAATCTAGCTAGCTTGATAAACCTGGGCTATCCGCCGTCGAAGAATTCTATAACAGGTGTAGCTGTTCCGCAGAGCGTTACGATAATAACCGCTTCTCTAGGTATCGCTCAAGGCAATATGATTTTCACTAATGGTATCCTAACTAAAGAGACGGCGGCTACATGAATCAACTAATCATGAAAGACAAAATTCAGTCTCTCAAAGAAGCTGGGATTGACCTTCCTCAAGAGCCAATTCCTACTGCGCATTTTCTCTTCAACGGTATCTACGTCAGACAAACTTTTATTCCTCGCGGAATAGTCTTTGTAGGACGAGTTCACAAGGTAGACCATCTGTTCATGGTTCTTAAGGGCTCGGCAGAAGTCACTGTAGATGAAGGAGTTCATCGTCTAGTTTCTGGAATGACGTTGATGTGTAAGCCAGGAACTCGACGAGCTGGAATAACTTTAGAGGATACCGTCTTTGCTGGTGTATATCGAACGGATCAAACTGACATAAAAGCTATTCAAGACGATATTGTAGAATATGATTCTACGTGTCGCTATGATGAGAATAACAGAGTTATCCCTCAGCTGCATGAAACTATTCGTTCAGGTAAACTAACTTCACGAGAAGAGTGGGAAGAGACTGTTAAGCAAGTTTACGAACGAGAGCGTGAACAGGAGGCCGTATGGTTTGGGCAGATATAGCAATAGGAGCTGGACTAGCGCTAAGCGCTGCAGCTTCTGTCTATAGCACTACAACGCAAGCGGGTATAGCAGGCCAGCAACTCGGTATGGCGCAGACTACTCAAGGCGAACAGATGACTTCGTTTAATCAGCTACAACAGCTGATAACTAATCCATCAAGCTTTTTTAGTAGTCCAATCTATACAGCTGCTGCTGGACAAGGAGCTAGCGCGGTTGCGAAGGAGAATGCTGCGGCATATGGACCTAATTCGGGTAACGAGGCAGCAGCACTTCAAAAGTATGGACAGTCGTTTGGACAACAGCAACTATTAAGTCAAGAGCAGTTACTAGCTTCGATCTCTGGTGTAGGAGCTTCGGCAAGTACTGCACAATCTGGCGCGGCGGCAAGCGGGGCGGCGAGTGCAGCTGCAGGCGGAATGAATAGCCTTGCTGGATTACTGTCGTTCTTTGGAAACAGTGGAGCGGGTAGCGGAGCGGGTGGGAGCGCGGCCGCGACTACAGACTACAATAGCTTCGTAGCCGCCAACTCTGGTGACGCTATGTATCAAGCCCCAACTTTTAATCCCAGCTATACAGGTCCTTAATATGGCTGAAGACTTTATCTCAGGCGCTCTTGCTGGACAGAAGTTCCAGATGAATAAAATGCTTCTTCAAGAAGCTCCGGTTAAGCTACAGCAAGAAAAGCTAGCCTTGATGATTAGTCAGCAGACCTATGACCAGCGGCAAATGCTAGCGCAGAAGCTCGCTGGAATGTCACATAATATTCCTGAAGGGCAAAATCCCTTAACTAACGCAGCGAATGCGCTTACTGAAGTGGGAACAGCAGAACTGGAATCTGGTCTAGTAGAGCAAGGAACGGCTACTCTGGCTAAATCTGCAACGATTCAGTCGCAGCAAGAAATGGCAGCTTATCATCAATGGCAGACGACACTTCAGAAAACTAAATTTGCTGATCAGCTTCTAGGAACTATTCCTGAAGGAGTTAGTCAGGAAGAAGGTCAGAAAAGATTCGATGCGATTAATGCTTATATTAAATTGACAACTGGTAAGCCTAGTGCGCTGGAAGGGAAGAAGTATTCAGCGGAATTAGTAGCGCAGTTGAAAGCTGCATCAGCTACTAAGAGAACTCAGGCTCAAGAGGCTTTGACCAAGGCGCAGTTAGAAAGGACTAAGGGATTAGAAGAGGCCGATACTGCGCTGATAAAACTGCGCAAGTCGCTGACTAGACTGTCTGACGAGCGAGCATCGGCGGCAGCTAAGGTCGGCGGCGACGGTCTAATACCTAAGCCGAAGGACGTCTCAGCAGTTACGGACTTCCTCGTAAAAGGCTCGGGAGGAGACAGTATGACTCCTACCGACGCAAGGGTTTACGCGAGAGAGATAGCTCTGGATGTTGAGAAGCGAATGGATAAGGAACACTTAACACAACCTCAAGCAGTAGCTGCAGCAGTTAAATACGCAAAGGATCATGGAGTTCTAGCAGGCGTTAGACCAGGGCATGTTAGGCCTGGAGCTTCTATGAAGATGCCTTTGCCGCTGCCGGCGAATCGAGGAGATCCTAAAGCGTATCAAGATCAAATGTGGTATAAGACTAACGATGGGCCGCGCTGGTATAATGCCGAAGACCAAAAGCTTTATAAAGCTGGTGAAGGTCCTGATGATAGTGGAGGTGGTGGAGGCGATGATGGGAGTACAGACTAGTGGCTGACGGGATTCCTATCTCATCTCTGTCGACAGCCCCACTGGCTGTGAAGCCTAAGGCTAAAGCTGGTGGGATAGCTATTCAATCGCTTGGAGGCAGTAAACCTGCCGTAAAGCAGCCAACTCAGTCTTCTGCACTGGAAAACTTTATTCACTCTTCAGGCACTGCAGTTAAGGATTACGAAGAAGCCTCTTGGAAGAGTCCGATAGATTCTGCCTGGGGAATGACTAAGGGTATTTATAAGGGAGCTGCTTCAATAGCAGAGCTAGCGATCTCGGGGACGGCTGCTTTAGCGAAGTCTATGATTACGCCGGTTAAGGTTGACCCCAAACTTAGTCCAGAACAGCAAGCTGAGTCGAACGTTAGTCAGTCTAATGATAACTTCATTAAGAATCAGAAGCAGATAGCTTCAGTTATAAATGTAGTTAACCGGGCTCCCTCTGATCATCAGGAAGCCGCGATGCAGCAGTTCCTGCAGATCATACCTAATGCAGTAAAGGCAGTAGGAGATACTGTTTACGATAAAACTGGTTCGGCCCTCGCGGCTACTGGAGCACTTTCTCTAGCAACGCTGCTAACCTTTAATCCTGACATTGCAGGAAGGGTTTTAGGAAAGGTGAAGGAAATTGGAAAGGGCGGCGAAGGACCATCTACGATTAGCACTGCTTTTGATAGCCTAGCCGCCGAGCATCCCGAAGCAGCTTCCGGACTAGCCAATCACGTTGAGCAGGTTGATTCGAAGCTTGCCAGGTATCTAAAGAACAAGGTTCAAAAATTCGTAGATGCAAGTGACAAAGAGTTAAACCTGATTGGAAAGAATGCCGCGAAGGCGGCAATCAATGAACTTACGCCGCCGTCGATGAAAGAGATTATAGCAAAGGGAACTGTTAAGCCGATTAAAGCTGTTCCGGTTATAACTCCTGAACAAGCTTCCGCTACGCTGAGAACTACTGCGAAAGAAGGTACTACTGCGATTGAAGAAGCGAGTCACTCCGACGACAAAGCTCCCGGCGACGATACAGTCTACTTCAATATGGGCATGCCTGTTACTCGTGCTCATATTGAAGCAGCCTTCCGTTTCGCCAGGGATGTGATACCTAAGATTCCTGGAGTCACTATTGCTCAGTCGAAGATGGAGAATCTCTATACCTCTTATATAGAAACCTTTAATCCTGAAGCCAAGGGTCCTGCCGCGCGAGTCGCAGGCTCAGCTATCGTGCAGAACTTCTTCGAGCAAGCTCATCGAGAGCATGTAATCTGGCAGCAAGGCAAAGTCCGCCGTACCTATTGGCATAAGATGGGGAAAGATGCTTCGATGCAGTTCGTTCATGGTTTTGAGAAAGGAGCTAGACTTTCTAACCCAGTCTGGGAAAAGGCACGCTTAG